TTGCCGAAGCGGAACGGGCGCCACCCGGAAAAGGCCCTGACAGCGGTAGCGGTGCGCTCCGCCAAGCCCGGCCGGCACGCGGACGGGAACGGTCTCTATCTGGAGGTGGACCCATCGGGCGCCAAGCGGTGGCTGTTGCGGCTGATGATCCAGGGGAAGCGCCGGGACATCGGACTCGGCTCCGCGTCCCTGGTGTCGCTGGCGGAAGCGCGGGAGACAGCCGCGACGATGCGGAAGGCCGCCCGAGCCGGCGGTGATCCGCTGGCCGAACGCCGCGCCGAGCGTCGAGTCGTGCCGACGTTCGCGGAAGCGGCGCGGTCCTGCCACGAAGAGCACAAGGGCAGTTGGAAGAACGGCAAGCATGCCGACCAGTGGCTCAACACCCTGGAGGCGCACGTCTTCCCGACGCTGGGCGCCGTGACCGTGGACAAGATCGGCACGCCCGAGGTGCGCGACGTGCTGTTGCCCATCTGGCTGGAGAAGCACGAAACGGCCCGCCGGGTGCGCCAGAGGATCGGCACTGTCCTGGATTGGGCGACCGCCAAGGGCCTTCGGGAAGGCGACAACCCCGTGCGCGGCGTCACCAAGGGCCTGCCGAAGCCGAAGGGGCAGCGGGGGCACTTCGCCGCGCTGCCCTATGCCGACGTGCCCGCCTTCCTGGCCCGGCTGCGGGAGACGCTGAAAGCCGGCCCCATGGTCAAGCTGCTGTTCGAGTTCGTGGTGCTGACCGCGGTGCGCAGCGGCGAGGCGCGCGGGGCGCGGTGGAACGAATTCGACCTCGACGCCAAGCTGTGGACGATCCCCGCGGATCGGATGAAAGCCGGCAAGCCCCATGTGGTGCCGCTGGCGCCGCGCGCCCTGGCACTGCTGAAGGCGGCCGGGGAGCTGCGCACCAGCGATGATCCGTCCGCCCTGGTCTTCCCCGGCGAGCGGTTGGGCAAGGCCATGTCCGACATGGCGTTGACCATGCTCTTGCGCCGGATGGAGGTGGACGCGACCGCCCACGGCTTCCGTTCGTCCTTCCGCGACTGGTGCGCGGAGGCGACGAACTTCCCCCGCGAGGTAGCGGAGGCCGCGCTCGCCCACGCGCTCGAAAGCAAGGTGGAGGCAGCCTATCGCCGCTCCGACCTGCTGGAGAAGCGCCGCAAGATGATGGAGGCGTGGGCGCGGTACTGCGAGGCGACGGCCGGCAAGGTGGTGCCGCTGGCGAAAGCGCGGAGGCCGCAGGGATAGGCCGCAACGTCTCACACGAGGTTCATGTTTTCTGGTGGTACAGGTGGTACAGGTGGTACAAAGTCGCGAAACGCTGATAATTCAGTACCTTGCGGTTTCCGTCCTCTGTACCACCTGGGAAATGGCGTGGTGGTACAGGTGGTACATCAAGCCGCCGGCCGGGTGACGACGGTGGCGCTGGTGGTCCCTGCCCGCGCTGCCAGCTTGTCCGCCATCTCTCTGGGGACGATCCCGCACCACGCGGCTATATCGTCCCGGCGCTGAAGGCCCGCCCGGTCAATGAGCTTGCGCGTGTAGCCGTTCGACCGGCTTCCGGTGCGGACGGCAACGGCGACCTCTCCCGGCCCTGGCACCAGATCATCGGGGACGGCGAGCGGCCCCCATCGCACGTCTTCGTTCGTCGCTCGCATCGCCAGCGAGCGGAGCACCTTGTGGAGGGGTTCCCCGGCCCTGGTGCGCTGGGCTATCTCCCGAAGCGCAGCGTGGGCGGACTGAGGGGCAATGATGTTGATCTGCGCAACGGCGGCTTCAGCGAGTCGGGCGCGGCGCTTTGCCTGTCTGGCGGCTGCTGTCTGATCGGGCATGGCGCGTGACTAGTCACAGGTTCCCCCAAAAGATGGGCGTGACTAGTCACGGTTCAAGGGGCGCACTATCGTGATTAGTCACGGCTACCCTTCAAAGCTGTTATCCGCAACCCATTGGCGGAATTCGTCTTCCGACCGTTCGCTTGCCGCCACCGACAGAATCATGTCAGCGGCTTCCCGCTCGCTCACGTCGAGATGAAGACCATTCATGTGCAGGATCATGCCGAGAGCGACGAAGCCGGCCCGCTTGTTGCCGTCCACGAAGGGATGGTTGCGTAGGATGCTCACGCACACCGCCGCCGCCAGATCAAAGACGGTGACGTGCCCATCCGCATAGGCGATGATCTGGTGGGCGCGGGCAAGCGAGGCTTCCAGGGCGCCGCGATCACGCAACCCTGGTGCCCCGCCGTGCTCCGCCAAGAGTTCCGCATGAAGGTCGATGATCGCCTCAATGGGCGGAAAGACCGGCTCCTTCACTTCGCCAGCACGGCCATGGTACGGCGGTAGCGGGCGGCGAACGCCCGGCCGGCTTCCATAGCCCGGTTGTAGGCATCATCGGCCCTGGCGATTTCAATGCGGCCATCACGGACGCTGAGCGTCACCTCATCGCCGCGGTCAAGGTGCGCTTCGGCCAGCACGTCGCGCGGGATGGTGACTCCCGTGGAGTTCCCAATCTTGGTCAGTCGCGTGGTGTGCATGGCGTGCTCCTTCATCGTTCCCGTCATTATGTAATGACGAGCGTTCATACGTCAACGGCGAACTTGGGTGGACAACAGCGGACAGTGGCGCACATCACCGCCTCTGAAAGCCCCTCCCCTTTCCCCCTGCCGCTTGGTTGTCCGCCAACGTCCGATTTAGGACTTGACTCCTACTCCCGTATGTGGCGAGAATGGGCCTGTCAACGCCCGAGGTGTGTCAAGCGTCTTTCAGTTTGGACCGTAGTTCGCCAAGCACTTCGATCAATATATCGAGTTGCTCTTTGTTGTTTGCCATTGGATATCCCGCAATATGCGACCGCAGAATATCGTGATGATCTACATAAAGCATATGGTTTGATACATAGTGCCTATATTCTTCCGGATTCATCTGGTCCATTCCGCGAATATCAGCGGACTCTATTTCAACCGATGTCTTGAACATTTTCTGCATCGCCGTACTCCTTCATCGCTGATAGACAGAAAACCGCAAAGGTCAACTTACTCTGCGCTGGCACTTGGTAGGTAGCCACGTTCAATCAGCCACGCCTTCAAGATCCGCTCTACCAGCGACGATACCGAGCGGTCATCGTCCTTCGCGGCTCGGGCCAGCGCGTCTTTGATTTGCGGATCAAGCCGCATGCTTGTCGGTGGATGGGTGGCCATTGCGCTACCTTGTAATACAAACCCATTGACGGGCGGTTTTGGTAGTGCGATTGTAATACCTATGCGCTACATGCGCAAGCGGCCGAATCGAGTGTAGCGAGCACTCGGTTCGGCCTGACCACAACCGACCTGAATAGGAGATCGGATCATGGCTGATTCCGAACATAGCACGACTCTGCCTGTGTCCCGCCGCCACCTGCTGGCCGGCGCCTGTGCTCTGGCCGTCACCGCGCCTGCTGTGGCGAGCGGGCTGCCGGTCACCGCTGGTGCCGCTGCCGCCGAAGTCCCGCCCGTCGTCGCGCTCTGCGGCGCCGCGTGGGAGAAGGAGTGGTTGGCGGAGCACGACCCGCAGGTGCGTGAGTTCATCGAACTGATGTGCGAGCTGAAGCACCGCCTACCGTCCGACGAATACGACGAAGCCCGCAACAGCATCTACGGCCGAATCCGGGAAGCCCGAGACACCGAAGCCGCGGGGGAGGACATCGGTGACCAGCTTCCGCCGGCCGACCTGCTGACCTTCCAAGGAACGTTCGACATGGTGGCGGAGACCATCGGCGACATTCCGCCGGATCGGGCGCTCACCATCTCCATCAATGCGATGCGCGCGGCCCGCGGCCGGTGGGGCAAGGACCAGTTCGCCAACGCCAACATGAACGCGCTGATGATCGCCCACGCCTACACGGGATTGATGCTCACCAGCCTGGGGCACCCCGACTTCTTGACCGAAGAAGAACGAGCGGCCCAAGAGGCAGCCTGAACCTGGGGGGGCCGGTTCCGCCGGCCCCTTTCGCATATCCTCTGGCTGCCCCGGAAAACAATTCGACGAATTGCTATTGAAATCCCATTCGTTGAATGGTATCTCTGGTCCGAAAGTGAGGACCAGATGACCAAGCGACCCTATCCACCCGAACTGAAGGCCAACATCGAAGCCCTGTTGGCAGCCGCTGAGGAAGCCAAACAGAAGGGTATGGCCGACTTCACCGAGCCGCGCTTCACGTTGGCGGCAATCACCGCCGGTCTTGGCATCCCCGAAGCGACAGTGCGCAACTGGCTCACCCGGAACCAGATCGACCTGGGGGCTTCGGAGGGGCGCCAGCGCGGAAAGTGGCGGTTGTTCTCGACCCGCGACGTGCTGGTAATCGCGACTTGCTACCACCTGAGCCGCCTGGGCGTACCGGTCTCCGTATTCTCCATGGTCTACAGCAAGGTTGTCGGACTCGCCCGAATGTATTTCTCCGGCCCGGTCGGCATGGTCCAGCACCCGATTGGACTGCTCTACAACGATGGCGAGTGGCGCCTTGAGCGGACCTTCGACAGCGGCCCAATGCGTGTGACCGACGGAACGTCGCCGCCGATCTGCATCATGATCGACTTCGAGAAGATCATCCTTTCGACGCTGAACAGCCTGGGACTGAACGTCGGGTTTGTTCGTGCCTCCGATGTGGTTGGTGAAGGCGGTAGGGACGGCAACGATGCTTCTATCTGAGCGGTACACAGATAGGCGTTGCCACCCCCTTCTATCGGTGCTATGGTCCGATAGAAGCAAGGAGGTTCGCAATGGCTCTGGTGAGTGATTTGGTGGAGGCTATCGCGGCGGTTGAGGATTTGCCTCTGCCCACAGTGCAGATGGTCGCTCGGCACCTTCGTGAAGCAGGTTTGCTTTCAACGGGTGCGCGTGGTCGAAACGCACCAGCTGCCACCGTGACCGACGCAGCAAATCTGCTGATCGCGGTCAACGCCAACGGCTGCATCGTGAAGGACGCGCCGACCACGGTCCTGGAGTATAGGGGGCTTATGCTGCACGTGTCCGATGGACCGCTCCTGTACCGGTGGAAGGCCGAAGGGAACATGCAGACGCGGGTTGATGCAGAGTTCGAAGCCGTTGGTTTCTTGCGCGAAATAAACCTTCCCTTCGGGGCCGCTCTCGAAAGCATCGTTGAAGGCTTCGTGAACAGCGAAGTCCCCGACCTCTTCAACTGGCTGGCACATGATCTGTGGGAAAAGCCATTCAGGGAGCGTGCTGTCGAGCAATTCGGCGACGACGAAGAGAAGATCGCCCAATGGGTTGCCAATGCCTGCAAATCCTATATCGGTGACGTGCTTGGGCTGAGATTGGAGTTCTTCCGGCCGCGGCAGAACGTCATGTTGAAGATCGAATATAACGACGCTGGAAACCAAAAGACCTTGATGGAAGCGCGGTTCATCCAGAACGTGAACCGCTCCATGGAAGGACATTACCGGCAATCCTCTGGCGACCGGTATGAACAGACGACGATTGGTTACAAGACTCTGCTGAAGATCGGTGAAGTCCTGAAATCCTAGTTACGGAGTTCTAAAGATGACGACCCTGAACGGGCGGCCGGGGAACACCCCTCGGCCGCAAACACCCCCGGCTTGCCTGGACTCCGCCGCTGGCACCACGCGCCAGAAGAGCAAGGCCACCGACACCAGCCGCATCACCAAGGCCGGCTATTCGGTCCCGGAGTTCTGCTACGGGGCCGGCATCGGCCGCAGCAAGGCTTATGAGCTGATGACCGCCGGCCTGATCCGGTTCGTCACGGTTGGCCGCCGCCGCATCATCACCGACTCGCCCGCCGACTTCCTGGGGCGTCTGGCCGGCAACGGGGAGGGCTGAGCCGATGCGCGATACCGCCCGCCTTGCTGCCATGGACCTGCCCGACGCCAACCCGCACTTCCGCCGGGGCTGGTCTTGGGACATTCCCGACCGTCTGCCGCACCAGCGGCCCCGCCGCCGCCCGGCCCGCTCCCTCGACCACTTGGCGGCCGAGATCGCGGCCGACCATCGCCGCGCCGCTCGCGCGAGGGCCTGACCATGCCGCCGGCCCGCCTCGACTTCGACGGAATCAACCGTGCTGCTCTTGCCGCTCTGCCGGCCCTGCTGGCGCGCTGGCTCCCGGATGGCAAGCGGGTAGGGCATGAGTTCGTCGCGCGAAACCCGCGCCGCGCCGACCATCGGCCCGGCTCCTTCTCGATCAACCTGACCAATGGTCGATGGGGCGACTTCGCTACCGGCGACGCTGGAGGCGATGTGGTGTCCCTGGCCGCCTACCTCGCCGGCATCTCTCAGGCCGATGCCGCGCGCAACCTTGCCGATATGCTTGGAATGAAGTGATGCCCGACGACACGTCCAAAATGTTCGCGCCGCTGTCCGCCGACGAACTGACCGCAGCGACCGCATCGGGCACCGTAGCCAAGGGGAACGGCAAGGTCCCGATCATCCCGGTTCCCCCGGGTGCCCCACCGTTGCAGTTCAAGCATCCGAAGTATGGCGAGCCGTCGCGGACGTGGCCCTACCACGATGCGGATGGCTGCCTCTTGGGCTATGCGGCCCGCTTCGACTTCACCGCCGACGACGGCACGCCCGACAAGGACGTGATGCCGCTCACCTTCTGCGACTTGGGCGACGGCCGGCGCGGCTGGCGCTCGAAGGCGCTTCCGTCGCCGCGTCCGCTCTACCGCCTGCCCGAGCTGCTGGCGCTGCCCGACGCGCTGGTGATCGTGGTGGAAGGCGAGAAGAAAGCCGACCGGGTGCCGGAACTCTTCCCCGGCTGTGTCGGCACCTGCACGGCTGGCGGTGCCAAGGCCGCGAAGCTGAGCGACCTGTCGGCGCTGGGCAGCCGGCGGGTGGTGATCTGGCCGGACCAAGACGCGGCCGGCGCCGTCTTTGCCGACGACGTGGCGCGGCTGGCGACCGAGGCGGGGGCCGCCAGCGTGGCCGTGGTTCAGGTGCCCGCCGACTGGCCAGTGTCCTGGGATATCGCCGACGAACCGCCGCCGGGTGTCACGGTGGACATGTTGCGCGCCATGATCGACGGCGCGGTGCCCTGGCAGCCGCCGGCCGACAACCCGCAGGATGCCGCGGACGTTGCCCGCGACTGGCCGTTCCGCATGGTTCCGGCCGGAGTGGAGAAGCGCATCGAACGCACCGACCGGGACACCGGGGATATCCGCGTCGAGTGGAAATGGTTCTGCTCACCGCTGGAAATCGCCGCCGACACCCGAGACACGGACGGCGAAGCCTGGGGCCGCCTCCTGCGCGTGACCGACCGCGACGGGCGCATAAAGGAATGGGCCATGCCCATGGCGATGTTGGCCGGCGACGGCACCGCCTATCGCGAACGGCTCCTGTCGCTGGGCTTGATCCTGTCGCCCGGCCGCTTCGCCCGCGATGCCCTGCACGAATACATCTCAACCGCCCGACCGGGTGACAAGGCGCGTTGCGTCCATCGGATCGGCTGGAAGTCGAAAGACTTCGTTCTCACCAACAACACCTTCGGAGACGAAAGCCATGGGTGAGCGCGTCATTTTGCAGACGGACGGACGCTTTGACTATGCCCTGCGGGAAGCCGGGACGCTGGAAGGCTGGCAAGAGCACGTCGCCGCGCTGGCCGTGGGGAACAGCCGCCTCGCCCTGTCCATCTCCGCCGCCTTCGCGGCGCCGCTGCTGTACCCGACCGGCTCCGAGTCCGGCGGCTTTCACCTGCGCGGCGCCAGCTCGACCGGCAAGAGCACCGCCCTGGTGGTGGCCGGATCGGTGTGGGGCGGTGGTGGCATCCGGGGGTACGTGCGGACGTGGCGGAGCACGGCGAACGGCCTGGAGGCGATGGCCGAAGGGCATTGCGACACGCTGCTGTGCCTGGACGAGCTGGGGCAGGTGGACCCGCGGGAAGCCGGGCAGATCGCCTACATGCTCGCCAACGGCTCCGGGAAGATCCGCGCCGGCCGCGACGGCGGTGCGCGGCGCGTGGCGGAATGGCGGCTGCTGTTCCTGTCGAGCGGCGAAATCAGCCTCGCCGACAAGATCGCCGAGGACGGCAGGGGACGGCGGGTTGCCGCCGGGCAGGAAGTCCGCATCGTGGACGTGGCGGCCGATGCTGGGGCGGGCCTGGGGCTGTTCGAGAACCTGCACGGCTTCCCCACCGCCGACGCCTTCGCCCGTCACCTGAAGATGAAGGCGGGCGAGTTCTACGGCACCGCCTGCCGCGCCTATCTGCGCTTCCTCGCCAAGCGGTTCGATGACATCGCGCCGACCGTGAAGGGCTTTGCCGACGAGTTCATGCGGGAGTCGGTGCCCGCCGGGGCGGATGGGCAGGTGAGCCGCGTTGCCGGCCGGTTCGCGCTGGTGGCCGCCGGGGGCGAGATGGCAACAGCCTATGGCGTGCTGCCCTGGCAGCCGGGCGAGGCGACGAACGCGGCGTCCCGGTGCTTTCGCGACTGGTTGGCCGCCCGCGGCGGATTGGAGCCGGCGGAGGAACGGGAAGCCATTGCGGCGGTTCGGCGCTTCATCGAGATGCACGGCACGTCGCGGTTCGAGCCGATGGGGGAGAGCGGCGAGGGCGAGAGTGTCGTGCGCACCGTCAACCGCGTCGGCTTCCGCCGGGCCGATGCTGCCGGCGGCACCGACTATTTCGTGCTGCCCGAGGCGTGGCGGACGGAGGTGTGCCCCGGTCTCGATCCCGTGACCGTGGCAAAGGCCCTGCTGAAGCGCGGCTTCCTGATCGGGAAGGACGGCAAGTTGCAGGACCAGAAGCGGCTTCCGGGCTTTGCGAAGCCGGTGCGCTGCTATCACGTCGCATCCGCCATTCTGAGCGATGGGGGCGACCATGCCTGACCTGTCGCGGTTCGCCGCGCTGGCCGCCAAGGCGGGCGCTTCGCCTGTACCACCTGTACCACCTGCCGTTCATGGCGGTGGTACAGCGGGCTTCGGCGGAAAGATCAAGCGTTATCAACGCATTGCCGACCCTGTACCACCTGTACCACCTGTACCACCGCGGGAAATCAATGCCCCGCATCATGCGGACCTGATGGACGCCTACGAAGAGCGGGCCGCCATCCTGGAATTCGACGCCCACCTGTCGCGCGCTGAAGCTGAGCGCATCGCCTGGAATGAGGTATTCGGGAACCATTCTCAGTATCCGTAGATCAAGTCTTGTGCGCACAGAGACAAACACGAACGAACGCCAGCGGACATAAGCGGACAATTTTCCTATTATCTTTGATTTATTACCGCAATTGCTGTAGAATAAGCCCGGATTTTCAAGCGGTACGGGCCTTTCGATGCTGCATCGGCTCAAGTCAATATTCGGTCTAGAGACCAAGGCGACCTCGACCTTTTCGGAGTTCGAGGCGCTTCTGTCTTCCCGCCGTCCGACCGCGGCCGGTGTGTCGGTCGGGCCGGAAGCGGCGATGCGCTGTTCCCCCGCCTTCGCCTGCATCCGCATCATCGGCGAAACCGTCGAACAGGTGCCGCTCCACCTTTACCGCAAGCTCCCGGACGGGGGGCGCGAGCGTGTCACCGATCACCCGGCCGCGCGGCTGCTGAAGGCCCCCAACGAGTTCACGACGGCGGGCGAGTTCAAGCTGTTGCTGGGCACCCACCTTGCCGCCTACGGCAACGCCTACGCCTGGACCGGGCGGGATGATGCCGGCAACCCGGTGGAGGCAATCCCGCTCGATCCGCGCCGGGTGTCGGTCAAGCCCGACTATCTGACCATGGCGCCGCAGTACACCGTCACCGCCGGCAACGGCACGCAGCGCACTTACAGCCGCGCCGACGTGCTCCACGTCCGCGGCCCCGGCCTGGACGTGTACCGCGGCACCGCCCCGGTGGAGCTGGCGCGCGAGGCCATCGGGCTTTCCCTCACCCTGGAGAGCCATTGCGGTTCGCTGTTCGGCCGTGGCGCCAAGCCGTCCGGTGTGCTGAAGGTGAAGGGCAAGAAGTCCCCGGAAGCACTCGCCCGCATCCGCGCCCTGTTCTCGCAGTTCTACGGCGGTGCGGACGCCGAACACCGCACGATGCTGCTGGACGAGGACACCGACTTCACGCAGGTGCAGTTGAACAGCGTGGACGCGCAAACGCTGGAGATGCGCCGGTTCCAGGTAGCGGAAATCTCCCGCTACTGGCGCATTCCGCTGTCCCTGCTGAACGACCTGGAAAGGGTGACGCATGCCAACGCCGAGTCGCTGGCGATGCAGTTCGTCCAGTTCACCATGCTCCCGGTGTTCCGCAGCATTTCGGACGCGCTGGCGCTGACCCTGCTGCGCCCGGAAGAGCGGGACGACCTCTTCTTCGATTGGGTGGTGGACGACTTCGTGCGCGCCGATCTGGCGACGCGGATGCAGGCATACGCCACCGGCATTTCGCATTCGATCCTGTCCCCGGACGAGGCGCGGCAGATGGAGAACCGGGGCCGCATCCCGGACGGCTCGGGCGCCACCTTCACCCGGCCGGTGAACGTCGGGGTGCAGCCGCCGGCCGGGGCCGCAGCCGCCCGCACAGAGGACACCGCCGATGCTTGAGGTGAAGGTCTCCCCCGAGGGCGAAGTGATCGGGTACGCCTCCCTTTGGGGCGGCCCTGCCGACGCGGTGAACGACATCGTGCAGCCGGGCGCCTATCGCAACAGCCTCTCCGCCGGCCTGCCGCTCATGCTGCGCGAGCACAAAGGCGCTCCTATCGGACAGTGGACCGACGCAACGGAAGACGACATCGGGCTGAAGGTCCGAGGGGTTGTCACCGATGCGGCGACGCTGGCCGACCTGCGCACCGGGCGCCTGGACGGCCTGTCCATCGGCTTCATCGCCACCAAGGCCCACCGCGACACCGCCGGCCGGCGGGTGCTCGACGAGATGGACCTACGCGAAATCAGCATCGTGAAGCGCCCTGCGTCCAGCCGGGCGCGGGTGCTGTCCGTGAAGAGTTTCCCCCCGGCCGCTGGCGCGGCCCCCAACAGCGAGAGCATGACCATGGAAGACCAGACCACGGCCGCGCCCGACACCGGTACGACCGAGACCACTGAGACGAAGGGCGTGGACATCACCGCGGCTGTCACCGCCGCCCTGGCGCCCGTCACCACCCGCCTGGAGACCGTCGAACGGATGCTCCGCCGTCCCGGCGGTGGCACGACGACCGAGACGAAGAGCGGCCCCGCGCCCGAGGTGAAGGCGTTCAGCGAGTATCTGCGCTACGGCACCGCCGGCCTGGACGCCGTGGAGGTGAAGGCGCTCCGCCTGTCCGACGACGAGTCCGGCGGCTACCTCGCCCCGCCGGAGTTCGTGGCGGAGATCGACAAGAACCTCGTCCAGTTCTCGCCCATCCGCGGCATCGCCACCGTGCGCAACACCGCCCGCTCGGAAGCGCAGGTGCCGCGCCGCACGGGCGCCCCCACCGCGCATTGGGTGGAGGAAGACGACGACCGGCCGGAGACCGAGACGAAGTACGGCCTGGGCCGCTACCCGGTGAAGGAGATCGCCTGTTACATCGACGTGCCGCTCGCCCTGCTGGAGGACGCGGGCGTTGACGTGTCCGCCGAGCTGGGGATGGACCTTGCCGAAGAGTTCGGCCGGGCGGAAGGCGAAGCGTTCGTCACCGGCTCGGGCGTGGGCCGCCCCTTCGGCTTCATGAACGATGCCGACATCGGCTTCGTGAAGTCCGGGCACGCCTCGCAGGTGACGGCGGATGGCCTGATCGACCTGTTCCACGCCGTCCCGACCTTCTACCGCACCAACGGGGTGTGGGTGCTGAACTCCGCCACGCTGGGCGTGGTGCGCAAGCTGAAGGACGGCACCACGGGGCAATACCTGCTGATGACGCAGGGCATCGGCAACACCCCTGTCACGACGCTGCTGGGCCGCCCGGTGATCGAGGCTCCCGACATGCCGGACGTGGCGGGCAACGCCTTCCCAATCGTCTTCGGCGACTTCGGGCAGGGATACCGGGTGTTCGACCGCATCGGCACCTCGATCCTGCGCGACGACCTCACCCAGCGCACCAAGGGCAAGGTGCGGTTCCACGCGCGCAAGCGGGTGGCTGGCGGTGTGCGCAAGGCCGAAGCCCTGAAGAAGCTGAAGATCGCGGCGTAAGGAGGACCAGACCATGCGCGACCTGCACCACAACATCGGCACCGTCACCGCCATCCTGCCGCAGACGGTCACCACGGCCGGCGGCGCCGTCAACTCGGGGAACCTTGACCTGCTGGGGTTCGAGTCGGCGGAGTTCGTCGTCAGCGTCGGCACCAGCGGCGACACCCTGTCCGGCACGAACAAGCTGTCGGTCAAGATCGAGCACGCGCCCGACGACGACGGTTCGCCCGGCACCTATGCGCCCGTCGCCACGGTCAACGTCCTGGGCGCCACGCCCGACGTGAACGGGGTGGTGCTGGTGGTGGACGATCCGGCCGAAGACGCGGTGACGCTCCGCTTCGGCTATGTCGGCTCCGGCCGGTTCCTGAAGCTGACCGTCACCCCGGCCGGCACCCACACCAACGGCACGCCCGTGTCGGCGGTGCTGGTGAAGGGCAACCCGCTCAAGGCGCCCGTGGCTTGAGGCCCGCCATGCTGACCGTCATCACCCCTGCCGCCTCGCATGACCTGACCACCGTCGCCGCGGTGAAGGCCGAGCTTGCGGTGTCCGGCTCGGGTGATGACGCTTGGCTGGCAGACACCATCACCCGCACCAGCGTCACCGTCCGGCGCTGGTGCAACCGGGTGTTCGCCGCGGAGACGGTGCGGGAGACCTATCGCCTCGCCCGGCCGGTGCCCGAGTTGCTGTTGTCCCGGCTCCCCGTCGTCACCATCGCCAGCGTCACCGTGGACGGGAGCACGCTCGCCTCGACCGAATACGAGGCCGACACCGATAAGGGCGTGCTCTACCACCTGGACAGCCGCCGCCGCTTCCTGTGCTGGTCCGCCGACGTGATCGAGGTGGAGTACACTGCGGGTTTCACCCTGCCCGGTGCTGTCGGTCGGACCCTGCCCGAGGATGTGGAGAAGGCCGCCATTGCCCTGGTGAAGGCTGCCTACTTCGCCCGCACCCGTGACCCGCTGGTGAAGTCCGAGAGCGTCGAAGGGGTGGGCTCAACGGCCTATTGGGTTGGCGATGCCATGCCGCCGGACATTGCCGGGTGGCTGTCCGGCTACTGCCTGTCGGCCCTGGAGTGATCCCATGCAGCCGGAACGCCTTGCCCTGGAGCGAACCTTGCGGATCGGGGAGACGGTGACGCTCCGCCGCCGCATCGGCACCAGTTCCACCTTCGTGGACGTGGCCTGCCGCGCGGTGGTGCGCGGCTACAATCCGCGGGAGCTGATCGGGGGGATAGCGCAGAAGGACAGCAAAGTGATCATCTCGCCCGCGGAGATCGAGGCTTCCGGCTGGCCGGGCGCGGCGGGTGGCATCACCACCCCGCGCAAGGGCGACTTCGTTGTGATCCAGGGCACGTCCCGCGCCGTCGAAGTCGTCGGCCCGATCTACGTCCGCGGCGAGCTGGTGCGCATCGAAATGCGCGTAATCGGGTGACGCCATGCCCTACGCCCCGCCCCGCCTGTGCCCCCGCCACGGCCCGTTCACCGGCTCCCGCTGCCCCGCCTGCTCCAAGATGGAGGATCGGGCGCGGGGCAGCCGGCACGTCCGTGGCTATGACGCCGAGTGGGTGAAGCTGCGGGCCGCCCACCTTGCCAAACACCCGGCCTGTGCGGTGTGCGGCACCACGGCGGGGGTGGACGTGGATCATGTGCAGTCCATCCGGGAAGCGCCGCACCGCCGGCTCGACCCGATGAACCTACGGACGCTGTGTCGCCTGCATCACAACCGGAAGACCCACGGCGGACGCCATACCCCATAGGGGACCTGGAGTTTCCCGGCCTGGGGGCGGGGACCGGACAGGGGTCTCGCTCCCGACAGAACCGAATTGAGCAAATCGAGGTGTGGAATGCGTGGACGGAAACCGGAACTGAAGGCCATCGAGGGCGGGTTGTCCCGCCTGCCGCCCGCGCCGTCCTGGCTGCCGAAGGAGGGTAAGGACGAGTGGCGCCGCGTGGTGCCCGCGCTGAAGGAGCGGCGGACGATCACCAAGGCCGACCTCCCCATGCTGGAGGCGTACTGCCTCGCCGCCGGCACGGTGCGGCGGGCGCAGATCACCATTGCCACCGAAGGCGACTACATCGCGACCGACAAGGGCGACAAGCGCCGGCACCCGGCCTTTCAGACGATGTTTCAGGCGCTCACCGAGTCCCGCCGGCTGGCCGCTGAACTCGGGTTGACGCCTGCCAGCCGGAACAAGGCGGCAGCGACGGAAACCGACGACGACCTTGCGGACCTGGACCTCTGACCATGGCGACCAGCACCTATCCCGAGTGGCTGTTCGACGGCAGCGACATCCCCGACCCGATGGGCCACGGGGAGCGGGCCGTTTCGTTCCTGCGCCGTTTGCGGCACCCGAAATCGACGCTGCCCGGCCGGCAATTCCAGCTCTATGACTTCCAAGAGCGGTTGGTGCGGCGCATCTACGGCCCGCGCCACCCGGACGGACGGCGGATCGTGCGCAACGTCGTCATGCTGCTGCCGCGCGGTGGGCGGAAAACCAGCTTGGGCGCTGGGCTGGGGCTGCTGCACACCATCGGCCCGGAGCGGGTGCCCGGCGGGCTGGCGCTGTTCGCCGCGTCGGATCGGGAACAGGCGCGCATCGGGTTCGAGGAAGCCGCCGGCATCTGCCGGGAGGATGGGCGGATCGCCGACAAGCTGCGCTTCATCGACTACCGGCACCGGATCGAGCATCCGAAGAGCGGGTGCAGCCTGCGCGCCATCTCGTGCGACGCGGCCCGCAGCCATGGCACCACCCCGACATTCGCCCTGGTGGACGAGCTGCACGCATGGCCCAAGCGCGACCTGTGGGACGTGATCCGCACCGGCTTGGTGAAGGTGCCCGGCTCCCTGTCCGTCGTCATCACCACCGCCGGGCGCGGGCAACAGAACGTCGCCCACGACATCGTGGATTATGCCCGCCGGGTGGCGCGCGGCGAGGTGGACGATCCCGGCACGCTCCCGGTGCTGTTCGAGACCGCAGCCGATGCGGAATGGCGCGACGAACGGGTGTGGTTCCGGGCCAACCCCGGCTTGGTCCACGGCTTCCCCGACCTGGAGGGGCTACGCCAGCTTGCGCGCGAGGCGGAGAACCGGCCGGCGGATCGGGAAGCCTTCCGGCAACTGCACCTGAACGTGTGGCTCGACCACTCCACCGACCCGTTCGTTGACATGGCGGTGTACGACGCGGGCGCCGCGCCGCTCGACCTGGACGACTTGGCGCACGCCCCCTGCTGGTTGGGCGTGGACCTGTCCAGCAACAGCGACCTGACGGTGGTGGTAGCGTGCTGGCGGGTGGGCGACGGCTATGTGGTGCTGCCGCACTTCTTCTGCCCGAAGGACAACCTGCGCGGCCGACAGGACCGGGACGGCGTGCCCTACGTCCGATGGGCCGAAGAGGGGCTGATCGAGCCGACGCCGGGCAACGTGGTGGATTTCCGGGCGGTGGAGGACTGCATCCGCGACCTGTGTGACCGCTTCGACGTGCAGTCCATCGGCCTGGACCCGCACCTTGCCCGCTCGACCATCAACAACCTGACCGACGACGGCTTGCCGGCGGTGGAGGTGCGCCAAGGGTGGGTGACGATGGCCCCCGCCATCAAGGATCTGGAGCGCGCCATCATCGGGCGCCAGTTCCAGCACGGCGGGCATGAGGTGCTGCGCTGGTGCTTCGACAACATCCAGGTGGAGACCGACCGCGCCGGCAACCGGCTGTTCAGCAAGGGCAAGGCGCGCGAGCGGATCGACGGCGCCGTGGCGTGCGCCATTGCCGTGTCGCTGGCGATGCATGGCGAGGGCGTGGGCGGCTCGATTTACGACCTCGACGTGCCCGACGAAGCCTTCTTCGTGTGA